GAACGCTTCTGATTGGTATGGAGCAGGAGAAAATATAGAAATTGCAAAAGGTAAATATTTAGCTGTAAAAGACTTTAAACAAATGAAAGAACAACTTAAAAGATTGAGATATGCCAAGTAAAAAAATACTTATAGATGTTCAGGTTTCGTCAGGAGCTTCTCCTCAACAAATTAATGACGTAAAAAAAGCTCTTGATGGCGTTGCTAATTCACAGGCAAAAGTAACTAAAGCAACTCAAAAAGGTAGAGCACAATCAGGATTAAATAATGCTATACTTTTAGAAACAGGTCGTTTAGCATCAGATGCATCTTATGGTTTTACAGCTATAGCAAATAACTTGTCACAAGTAGTAACTTTATTTGCAAGTTTTGCAGAAACAAATAAAGGTGTTGTAAACTCTCTTAGGCAACTTGCTAAATCACTATGGGGTATTGGTGGAGTTTTAATTGGTGTTCAACTTTTAATTTCATTCGGACCAAAGTTATGGGAAATGTTGACTGGTGTAACACAAAGAATGAAAGACCTAGCTGACATTACAAAGCAAGCTAGTAAACAAGCGGGGGAACAAATAGGAAAATTACAAACTTTAGTTGAAATATTAGACTCAGCAACAGAATCTACTGTTGAGAGAAGACAGGCTGTTGATGAATTAAACAGAAGTCATAAAAACTTAAATTTAAAGTTAGATGATGAAGGAAGATTAACAAAAGAATCTAAAAAGGCAATAGAAGAATATATTCCTGTTTTAAGGGAAAAAGCTATGGCAAATGCTTTAATGACAAAAATACAGGCTAAATATGTAGAAATGTTAGATGCTGAAATGTCTAGTACACAAGACAATGTGGCTTGGTATGAGGCATTATTTATTGCAATAAAGAATGGAGGGGTAATGACATCTGAGGCAACCTTAGAAATAATGGAAAAAGCCAAAGAAAACAGAAAGAAGTTGATAGATGAAATACAAGTTGATATTGATTATTTAACCAATCAATTCAAGTCATTATCTACAACTGGCTTTGCTGCTGATGCTTTAGAAACCGTAAATCAATTAAAGTCAGCTAGAGATATTATAACAGACCCAGAACAATTAGCTGAAGGTAAAACAGCCTTACAATTATGGGCAGAAGAAACTTTAGGAATTATAGCTGACACTAATTTAAAAGAGCTAGAAATTACAAACAGAGCAAATCAAGAAAGAAATAAGAGAGACGAAAAAGCGTTTAAACAAAGAATGAAAATAGCTAGATTAGAGGCAGAAGGAAAGCTAGACCTTTTAGATATGTATGGTCAAGGGTTAAATCTCGCTTCTGAACTTGCTGGAAGAAATACTGGAGTAGGAAAAGCTTTAGCTATAGCTTCAACAACAATGTCAACTTATTCTGCGGCACAAAGAGCTTATGAATCTCAATTCTTACCTGTACCAACACCAAGTTCGCCTATAAGAGCAGAAGTGGCAAGAGGTGTTGCTATACTTTCTGGTTTAGCTCAAGTAAAATCAATACTAGCCGTAAAAACACCTGCAATGAAAGAGGTGTCTGGCGTTTCAGGTGCAGCAACAGGAGCAGGAACAGTTCAAGCTCCTGACTTTAATGTAGTAGGTGCTGGAGGAGTAAGTCAATTAGCAACCACATTAGCAGGCGTAACAGGACAACCATTAAAAGCGTTTGTTGTTAGTAAAGAAATAACATCAGCTCAAGAATTAGAAAGAAATATTACAAACACGGCATCAGTCGGTTAATTATTAAAATAAATTCAATATGAAAATAGTAGAACTACTTATAGACGAAGAACAAGAACTATCTGGGATAGAAGCTATATCTATTGTGGATGAGCCAGCAATAGAAGAAAACTTTATTGCATTATCTAAACAGCATGAAATAAAATTAGCTGAAGTAGATAAAGAAAAGAAAATATTAATGGGTGCTGCTTTAGTTCCTAACAAGAATATTTATAGACGTAACGGAGAAGATGAATATTATATATTCTTTAGTGAAGACACTGTTAGAAAAGCATCTGAATTATTCTTAATGAGAGGCAATCAAAACAAATCTACATTAGAACATCAAGCTGAATTGTATGGGCTATCTGTAGTTGAATCTTGGATTATAGAAGACGATGTACACGATAAATCAAGAAAGTACAACATGGATTTACCAGTAGGTACTTGGATGGTTTCTATGAAAGTAAATAACGATGAAGTTTGGAATAACTATGTTAAAACAGGTTTAGTAAAAGGATTTTCTATAGAAGGATATTTTACTGATAAAATTGCTATGAGTAAGATAAATGAAATAGACAATGAAGAGGAAGCTAGAGAAATACTATTAGAAATTGCCAATTCAATACTAGATAACAAATATGAATTTGCTACATATAGCGATTACGGAAGTGGTGTTAGAAATAACGCAAAAAGAGGTATTGAGCTTAACAAAAAGGTAAATAATAAATGTGCTACAAGCGTAGGAAAAATAAGAGCTCAGCAGTTGTCAAGAGGTGAGAAATTGAGTGTGTCGACGATTAAGAGAATGTACAGTTATTTAAGTAGAGCAGAAACCTATTATGATGCTGGAGATAGTAAAGCTTGTGGAACTATATCTTATTTGTTATGGGGTGGTAAAGCAGGATTAAACTGGTCAAGAGGCAAACTAAGAGAACTTGGTGAACTAGATTTAAACGATGATAATCCTTGTCAAGCAGGATATGAACAAATAGGGATGAAAGATAAAAACGGAGTATTAGTGCCTAACTGTGTGCCAAAACAATAACTATGAGAAAAACAAATGAAACTGTAGGAAACGCTATTCCAAATGGTAGCAGAAGAGGTTGTATGTGTAAAGATGGTACATACTCAAGAAAATGTTGTGATGGAACTTTAAGAAGTCAAGGTGTGGGTAGAATATCAGGAGTAGGTGTTTTATTATTAGAATCAGGAGGAAACATACTACAAGAAAACGGTAACAATATAAAATTATAAATAATGTCAAAAAAAATATCACAATTAAATGCAGCTACAGAATTACAAGGAACAGAAAGTTTTGCATTAGTTCAAAGTAGCGAAACTAAAAAAGCAACTATAAGTCAAGTTATAAATTATATTCATAACACAGATATTACTGCTTCTGATGGTGTTAATCTTGATTTAGACGATTCTCTTTATGATGACTCAAGAATGATTAAATTAAGTTGGTCAGGTGGTTCTGGAAATATGGTTTTAAGTTTACCAGATGCTACAACTTCTAAAAACACAAACAGAATTATAAGAATAGTAACAAATGGAAGTTTTAACACAAATACAAGAGTGAGATTAACTCCTATATCTGGTCAAACATTAGATGGTTCATCTGATTATTATGAGTTAAATGTTACTTATGAAGGATTAATGATTTGGTCAGATGGTTGAATGGTTTATAATACAGAAAAAAGCATAAAAATCTAACAACCTTTTTATATACAGTTAATTAGTTAAGATAAATTAATTTATAAATCGAAATTTATGGAAAACACTAAAGCTACATCAATTTTGAACGACATCATGGAAAAACTATCCTTAGTTAAGAAAGATGAAGTAAAAGAAGTTGAGGTGAATCAAGAAGTAAATCTTTCTGAGCAAATTAAAGAAGAAGAAAAACTATCTCAAGAACTTACTGAGCTTGCTTGTCAAGAAGAAGAAGTAAAAGAGGAGTTATCTTCTGAAGAAGTTGTATCTGAAGATTTACAAGAGGAAGTTCCTGTAATAGAGGAAGCCTCTGAAGAAATTGAGATGGACGAAATGAAATACGTTGGAAGAGACGAATTTGAATCTAAAATCTCTGAATTAAAAGGTATGATTGAAGAAATGAAATTAGGTTACGGTGAAGAAAAACTATCTATGCAAAAAGAAATAGAAAAGTTGTCTGCTGAACCAGCTTCAGAACCAATCTCACACAACCCTGAAGGGGAAGTAAAACAAAACTTTAAATCTTTTGGTCAAAACAAGATAATGAGCACTAGAGATAGAGTAATGAACAGAATTGCTAATTTAAAATAAACTAAAAACTAAAATTAATTAAAAAATGGCTACTACTACATCAATTACAAGTACTTATGCTGGCGAATTTGCAGGCAAGTACATTTCTGCTGCTTTATTATCAGGTGTTACACTTGATAGAGGTGGTATTGAAATCAAACCAAATGTAAAGTTCAAAGAGGTAATCAAAAAGATTGCTACTGATTCTAACGTAATCAAAGACGCAACTTGTGACTTTACTGATACTGCAACTATTACATTAACTGAAAGAATCCTACAACCAGAAGAATTCCAAGTAAACCTAGAGCTTTGTAAGAAAGACTTTAGAAGTGACTGGGAAGCTGTATCTATGGGATACTCTGCTTTTGACAACTTACCTCCTAAATTCAGTGACTACTTAATTGGTCATGTTTCTGGATTAGTTGCTGAAAAAACAGAAAACAACATCTGGTCTGGTGTTAACGCTAACGCTGGTGAATTTGATGGGTTCTCTACTTTAATGGCTGCTGACGGAGATATTATTGACGTTGCTGCTGGAACTGTAACTTCTGCTAACGTAATTGCAGAGCTAGGAAAAATAGTTGACGCTATTCCTTCTGCTTTATACGGAAAAGAAGATTTATACATCTATGTGTCTCAAAATATTGCTAGAGCTTACGTAAGAGCACTAGGAGGATTTGGAATCTTAGAAAACGCTGCTGGAAGTGAAAATGTATCTAGCATTGGAGCTAACGGTGTATCTAATCAAGGTACTATGTGGTGGCAAAATGGAGCATTATCTTTTGATGGTGTAAAATTATTTGTTGCTAATGGACTTGGTGACAATAAAGCAGTTGCTGCTGAAAAATCTAACTTATTCTTTGGAACAGGTCTTTTATCTGACCACAACGAAGTTAAGTTGATAGATATGGCTGACCTAGACGGTTCTCAAAACGTAAGAGTTGTTATGAGATTTACTGCTGGAGTACAGTACGGAATAGGTTCTGATATAGTTCTTTATTCTTAATAAATTAAATTAACCAAAAATTAGGGTAGGTAGGTAAATATCTGCTTACCCTTTTTTTATAATAAAAATAATAAACTATGGCTTT